TCACATAACCCCCAGCATCGACGTGACCATCGTCATCAGCGGCCCTACCTGCTCCGGCATAAGTCGGAACAGCGACGCTATACCCTCGCTTACCTCTTTCAGCTTCTGATGCTCTGGAGCGTCCAGGAGCACGGCCTGTTTAGCTTCGGCGCACTCTTTCATCGCAGAGGCGATCAGCGACATCGTGTCGTTCTGCGGCGCCAGGCGGTTGCGAAATTCCAGCGGCAGCACGGCCATGATTGCGGGCGTCAGCTGGCGCACGTTCTCGCGGTACTGCTCAGAGTCGAAACGGTTATCCAGAAAGCGAAAAAGTTTCTGGCGCGCCCTGCTGATGTCTTCCGGGAAGCTGATGGCGATCCCGCCCTGCTCCCGGTATTCGTTGATGATCAGCGCCGAAACGACGTCCTGATTGTCCAGCGCCGACGACCATGCCCGGACCGCATCGCGGATCTTTTCGTGGTCTGGTGCCGCCTTAGGTTGAGCGCGGTTTATCACCGCTCCCGGGTGGATTCCGGTATTGTGTTGATACGCAAGTGAATGCATTGCTTTCCCTTTCGTGGTTAGGGCCGCCAATTAGGCGGCGTTGTTGCTGATTGGTGGAAAAACGTCATCAACGCTTACTGAAGCGCCATGCTTATTCAGAGCTGCAACAATCGCCCGGCACTGCTCAAGGCTTAAGCTGCGTTTATTTTTTTCGTAATGGCAAACCGCACCTGTCGACAGGTTCAGCTCTTCGGCAATCTGTCGCTGAGTCAAACCGATGTTTCTGCGGATTTTTCGGATATTGTTCATGTCGGGTCTCCTTTAAACAACTTAAATATACGTTTTGTATTCTTTGTTCGCAAGTAAAATATACGAATTGTGGCTCGCGCAAATATATACAACTTGTATCATTCGGGTATGACTATGAAATGGTACGACTTAGCTAAGACCCTGATGAAAAGTCAGGGCATCAATCAGGAACAGCTGGCGGAGCACCTCGGTATTACTAAAGGTGCGGTAAGTCATTGGCTGAACGCTCGGCGTGAGCCAAGCCTTTCCGAGATCGCAAAAATATTGCAGTTCCTTGGCAAAAAGAACTTCTCCGTAGGAGCTGGCGGTATGATCATTGACGACACGCTTAAGGGTGATGTGGAGTACGCTGGCCCCTACAATCCTGGTAACAAGTATCCAGTAATCAGCAGTGTCCAGGCTGGTTCATGGTGCGAAGCGGTTGAGCCATACACCCTAAAAGATATAGATCTGTGGCTTGAGTCGAATGCTCACATTCAGGGTGACGCGTTCTGGTTGCTCGTTGAGGGCGAGTCAATGACAGCCCCTACTGGCTTGAGCATACCTGAAGGAACCTATGTACTTTTCGACACCGGTAGAGATGCGGTAAATGGCAGTCTGGTTATAGCTAAGCTATCCGATTCGAACGAGGCAACATTTAAGAAGTTAGTGATCGATGGTGGGCAGAAGTACCTGAAGGGTTTAAATCCACAGTGGCCATTGGTAGCGGTGAATGGTAACTGTCGAATTATCGGTGTTGCTGTAGAGACGAAGATGCGGCTGGTTTAGATGTTTGGAGAGTGTGCGATAACTGCATCATCAGAACGCGAAGATTCCGTCTCTCAAAGCAATTATTTTGTATAAAAATTTAGCCATTTAACATTTACAAAAGGACTGTAGAATGTCTAACGACCAGATTCTATCTAATGCTGATATTACAATAAAGCGTCTCGAAGAGATTTTTGCAAACGCAGGCTTTAAAACTGAGAGTTTTGAAAACAGGATCGTCATCAATCATGAAGGAACCGTTGCATCGGTCTATCTAAGGTCTGACGTTATAAGCATATTTACGTCCTTCCAAGTTAAGCCAGAAGTGAATATTGATGATTTTAAAGACAAGATTTTAGAACTAAACAGCGCCCACTCCCTTAGCAACTCCAGCCTCAATGAGGCAAAAAACAAACTCGTGATCTCAATGACATATCTGACAAGCGTTGGTGTTTACATTCCACATTTTATTTTCACAATAAATGGATATTTCGCTTTTCAAACAATCAACTTTAAAAGAATAGATTGCTCAGAATTCATCGAGTAAGGGTGCGATATGATAAACCCTATTGAAAACGCATTTAATGAAATAGCCTCGCTTCTTGGTAGTGACGAGGAGTCTAATCACATATCGATGACGATCAAAACCTCTCCAGAGTGCTATTTAGAGGCAATTGAACGGTCTGAAATTGAGTACGAACGCATAAGGAATGACACTACAGATATTAATAAAATCTGTAACACTCTCTCAAAGACTGAAGACATAGTTGAAAGGGTGAAAAATCATATTTTCTTCGATGATCATGAGATAGTGTATCAGGACAATACTAAACGTTATGGCAGGCTCGACGCAGACCCGGAAATAGTAAATGCTTGGGATAGACTAGCCTGCAACCTACATATCAGTTCTGACGTAGAGTTTTTCGCGCACGAGGAATATGAGTCTCATATAGAAAAAAAAGATGGACTCACCTATAATGAAGCTCACAAGAGAACGATCGAAGCCGGTTTTGTATGGAATCTTAAGGAGGAATGATATGGGCTTTTATGTTCAAATTCAAAAAAAATCCTCTGATGGAAAGACATCTAACTATGTGTTTTTTAATGAAAATGGCAGTGGAGAGTTCAGCGTAAACGAACAAAGCGGTAAGATTGACTACTACTGCAAAATGCCGAATGACGTGAAGAATGTTTATTTTTCTCGTGCAGCCTTTAAAGTCATTAAACACTGGCAAACCAGTGGAAAACTTCCTGATGCAGAGGTGTGGGCATCCTGAATCAACCCGGCCACCGCGCCGGGTTTTTATTGCCCACCCATAAAGCCATCACCCATTCTGCCGATAACTATCCAGCCTGAAGCTGATAACAATAACTATCGCAACACTACCTGCCCGCCCGTGCGGGCTTTTTTATTGCCCCTTCCTCACCAACTCCGCAACATCCCTGTTAGCTCCCTTCCCTATCACGTTTCCTGTTTCCTTCCGGTACTGCTTCAGCTTGTCGATGATGTTTTGCTGGGTCATGGGTAAATCAGCCAGTGACAATTCCATCACCGCCCGCCCCATCGCCTGAATTTTCATGCTTATACGCTCATCATCCAGAACCATGCACATCCCTCCTGCTGTTTTTTTAAGCGTAGCACTGGTATTTAAAAAAATAAATCACCTTAGAATACAATTTGTTATCACAAAACCACCCACCAATTATACATTTCGTATTGCATGATAAGAATACGTTTTGTATATTCAATCCATCGAAACGAAACATCGACAGCTGAGCGAAGTTAGCCAGCGGCGAAGTGGAGATTCGGTCAGTCGAACGGCGCGACAGTAAACCATGCGTCGGACGCCCGGCGGGCTCAGGGAGAGCGGCAATGGTGCGTAACTGGAATGTTTTGGGCTGGCAGACGGTTATCAGCTAGTTGGTGAGGTAATGGCTCACCAAGGCGACGACGGCCTTCCCTGCTGCTTGAAAGTGGGGAGCCAGCACCAAAACATTTCTCCCGCATCAGCGGGTAACGACAGAGCCAGCCTCAAGCACCGGGCGCCGATGCTTGGTGATGGTAATACTGCCATCTCAACTGCACAGGAGACGATGATCCTGTTCTGGTTGGATTGGAAAAGTCTTCTTGGCCCGCCAGCGCGCGGGCATTTTTTTGGAGGTTGCATGTTTGCTACTGATATCTCACTGAAATACGGCACTCATCAGCCAGAGACGATTCTGGAAACAATGCCGATTGAAGAAGCCTCCGAAATCATCAAGGAGAAGCTTCGTGATGAAGTGCGCCAGGAGCTCGAGTGCGAGTATGGCGATCGCCTTTATGAGGCTGAAGAAGAGGCATCAAACTGGGAAAGCAGAGCTGACGAAAATGAATTCGATGCAACTTGCCTGGCTAAGGCCATAAGAGAGGCTTTTGAATCTGCCAACTTTGAAGATGCAAAGGTGATCCTCCAGCGAGCGATGCACGACCACAAAGACTATTTCTGAAGACCCGCTACGGCGGGTTTTTTCATACCTCAGTCGCTTCACCGAGGCGGCTTAGTTATGACAACCGGCGGCCATCCATCGCCCATTGAAACACTGAATAAATGCGTTGAAGTCTTGTATTAACCGTTCCGTTCGCCGCGATAAGGCCAAGAGGATTTATGAGCAATCCAATCACAGTAGGTTTTTCAGGCCTGACGAAGCGAATTTTCGCGGGTCGATCAAAGCCAAGCAAATTGGCGCCCGGCGTTCGTGAGTTCACTGGTGAGAAATTTGATGTCACAGACGAGGCGCTATTTGCAGTGGCCCATCTTCTCGCGGTTCGTGATGACATCCTTATATTCCCGACAGCTGATGGGAAAGAGATTCACCTACGCGCCGACATCAAAGAAAAGCGGGAGGCATCATGACAGTCACCCACAACGGCAAGCAGTACACCGCCAAAAAGCTCAACGATAACGAGTGGCAGCTGACGTCGGTATCGTCACCGCGTGAAAAGCTGGTACTTAACCGCTGGCAGATGCACGTTTCTGGCCTGCTGGCTCAGGTGGAGGGTAAAAAATGATGTCGCACTACGGCACCACCCCGCTCATTCGCCAGTGCGTCACTCCAGGCATGATGGCATTGCATGAAGGCCGCACTTATCGCGTCTCCGCAGTCATTCAGGAGCGCAAATGGGTATACCTGCACACCGATGCAGAAATCATCCGCCTCAGTGACTGCGTGATTGACGTCCTTCTGGACGGTCACGGCAACCCTATCCAGCACTAACCACCCTATTCACCCGATCGGCCTGGCTCAATGCGGGCGGGATCTGCACATCCAAATTTCAGGAGAAACCATGAGCGAAGTAACGGACTTAGTCGTCATTGAGAAACAGAACGCAATGGCGGTATTCACCACCAAAGAGCAGCTCGACCCGATTATTGAGGCGATCGAGAAAGAAGCTCGCAGCCTGGTACCGGATGTGTCGACCCGTAAAGGCCGCGATGCTATCGCATCCATGGCGCACAAGGTTGCCCGTTCCAAAACCTACATCGACAACGCCGGCAAGGATCTGGTTGCTGAGCTTAAAGCCCTGCCGAAGCAGATCGACGAAAGCCGCCGCATTGTGCGTGAGCGGCTGGAAGCGCTTAAGGATGAAGTGCGCCGTCCTCTAACCGAATGGGAAGCCGAGCAAGAACGCATCAAGGCTGAACAAGCCATGAACGCTATGCACGCCGAAGCGCTGGTGATGAACGAGAACATCGATTTGCAGCGCGCGATTCAGTTCGAAGCAGACCACGAAATGGCTCTGCTGATGAACAAGGATTTCGACCGTGAACGCGAAGAGCAGCGCCGCCAGGCAGAACAGGCTCAGCGTGAACGTGACGAGCGACTGAAGCAGGAAGCGGCAGAACAAGCCCGCCGCGATGCCGAAGCGATGCACAAAGCAGAGATTGAAGCCGCAGCGCGCCGTGAAGCTGAAGAGAAAGCCCGTGCAGAGCTGGCTGAACGCCAGCGCGTCGAAGCGGAACAGCGTGCAGCTCGCGAGAAGCAGGAAGCGGAAGCCCGTGCGGAACGCGAAAAAGCCGCGGCGGTTGAAGCTGAACGCCTCAAAGCAAAACAGGCAGAAGAGAAGCGCCTGGCTGAAGAGAAGCGCATCGCCGACGAACAGGCTAAGCGCGAAGCTGACGTGAAGCACCGCAAGACGGTCGGCACCAACATCGTTAACGCGCTCACCAGCAACACCAGCTTAACCCGCGAACAGGCTATCGAAGTGCTTACCGCCCTGAAAGATGACCTGGTCCCCTGCGCGAAAATTCATTATTGAGGCAACCATGAACGCATACCTCACTTACGACCGCATCGAAGATCGGCGCTGGGCTGAACAGCAGCTCACCGACGAGAAAGAGAAGTGGATCGGCGACCGGGCGCAGAAAATCATCGACATGATGCCAAAAGAGCCGTCCGGCCTCTTCCACTTCACGGTCCCGATTGACTCCAGCCCATACGAAGGACTTCGCAGCGATAAAGCTGGCGAGGTCTACAACGATTTCATTTCGGCAGTTGCTTACGCCCAGGCGGAATACGACTGGGAACACCGTACCGGCTGCCCGTTTTAATTTTTGAGGGGATTAACGATGGCAAGCGAATTAACAATCACGGCGAGTGCGCTGGCGGAAAAAGGTATCGACGTCGCTACCTGGAGCGCGCTGAAGAACAGTATCTACCCTGGCGCCAAAGACGAATCGGTAATGATGGCGCTCGATTATTGCCGTGCCCGCCAGTTGGATCCGTTGCTGAAGCCCGTTCACCTCGTGCCGATGAGCGTCAAGGACTCAAGAACGGGTAAAAGCGAATGGCGCGACGTGGTCATGCCGGGCATCGGGCTTTACCGCATTCAGGCAGACCGTTCAGGCGATTATGCCGGGGCCCGTGAGCCTGAGTTCGGTCCAGACGTAACTCAGACGCTTACTGGTGTTGAGGTTACCTTCCCTCAGTGGTGCAAGTACACCGTCTACAAGCGCATGCCCAGCGGCGAGATCGTCGAGTTCAGCGCCAAAGAATACTGGATTGAAAACTACGCCACCGGCGGCCGCGACACTACGGCGCCGAACGCGATGTGGAAAAAGCGCCCATACGGACAGCTGGCGAAATGCGCGGAAGCCCAGGCGTTGCGTAAGGCCTGGCCCGAGATCGGACAGCAGCCTACCGCCGAAGAAATGGAAGGTAAATCACTGGACGTAGATATCCGTGACGTCACGCCGCGCAACACCACAGAAGCGCTTCCACCAGCTGCAAGTGAAGAAACACTTCAGGCGATCACCGATCTCTTAACGACCCTGGATAAAGACTGGGAGAAAGACTTCCTTCCACTTTGCAGCGAAATCTTCAAACGGCAAATTCTTGAGGCGTCAGAACTCACTGAAGAAGAGGCACAGAAAGGGTTTGGCTTCCTTCAGAAAAGGGCTAAGGCGGCAACATGACACCAGAAATTATCCTTGCCCGGACCGGCATTGACGTAACCACTAGTCAACAGGGCGATGAGGCGTGGCACCGGCTGCGCCTCGGCGTCATTACTGCCTCAGAAGTACACAACGTCATATCCAAGCCAAGATCGGGGAAGAAATGGACAGATATGAAAATGTCCTACTTCCACACCTTGCTCGCCGAGGTATGCACCGGCGTGGCGCCAGAGGTTAACGCCAAGGCGCTGGCCTGGGGCAAGCAGTACGAGGAAGACGCCCGCACGCTCTTCGAGTTCACCACTGACGTGAAAGTCACGGAGTCTCCGATCCTGTTCCGTGACGAGAGCATGCGCACAGCGTGCTCCCCTGACGGTCTGTGCAGCAACGGATTCGGCCTTGAGCTTAAATGCCCTTTCACCTCTCGCGACTTCATGAAATTTCGTCTCGGGGGTTTCGAAGCGATCAAGTCCGCGTACATGGCCCAGGTGCAGTACAGCATGTGGGTGACCGGGAAAGACGCCTGGTTTTTTGCCAACTACGACCCGCGCATGAAACGCGAAGGTATTCACCACATCGTCGTTGAGCGGGATCCGCAATACATGACTGATTTCAATGAAATGGTGCCGGAGTTCATCGAGAAGATGGACGAGGCGCTGGCGGAGATCGGATTCACGTTCGGGGAGCAGTGGAAATGAAACGCACACCCTTCTACCGCAGGCCCGGGCGAACCGGGCAATTCTCAGGCCTCCGCGAACGCGTTATCTGGATGATTCAGACGCGCGGCCGCCCGGTCACCGGCAGCGAAATCGCTGAGAAGTTTGGCGTAACGCTCATCGAGTTTAACCGGGTTGCCAACGGCATTACCCGCGGCTCCGGACAGATAGCGCAGATCGTTGAGTCAAAAAAATGGCTTAACGAGGACGGCATCTGCGACCGGGCATTCGACCTTGTAACGAAGCCAAAGGTCGTAACACCACAGGGTAAATCGCGGCTGTTCACCCGGCGCGCCATTGAGCAATCGCAGGAAGGCAGACGGAAGGAATGCATAGCGCGTGCCGCCCGCCGTAGCCGACTGATTGCTCAGGGCCTCTACATCGACGAAATGGAGTCCATCCTATGACTTACGCTCACGACGACATCAGGGTTGGTAATCTGAGCCTTCCCTTCATTGGTAACGGCTGGCTAATGCCATGGGGTGAAGTGGTAAGCAATCCATTAAAGGCGCAGCGGCTCGCTGAGGAATATCGGGAAAGGCAGGAGGCGGCATGAGATACGGAAGCGTGTGCAGCGGCATCGAAGCTGCCAGTAAAGCGTGGGAACCTCTCGGCTGGAAACCTGCCTGGTTCTCTGAAATCGAACCATTCCCATCCTCAGTCCTCGCCCATCACTGGCCGGAAGTAACCAACCTCGGCGACATGACCAAAATCGCCGATGCGGTCCGCGCTGGTGATGTCGAAGCGCCTGATGTTCTGGTCGGTGGTACGCCCTGCCAGGCATTCAGCATCGCCGGCTTACGCGAAGGCCTGTCTGACGACCGCGGGCAATTAACTCTTTCTTACGTGGAATTAGCCAATGCAATCGACACAAAGCGCCGCGAACGCGGTGAACCAGAATCAATCATCGTCTGGGAAAACGTCCCCGGCGTGCTCAGCAGCAAAGACAATGCCTTCGGGTGCTTTCTGGCAGGACTTGCCGGAGAAAGCAGTGAGTTGCAGCCAGCAGGGGGAAAATGGACGCACGCAGGTTGTGTGTCTGGACCAGAAAGGGTTATCGCCTGGCGCGTCCTTGATGCTCAATTTTTCGGAGTGGCCCAACGACGCCGCCGTGTGTTCGTTGTCGCAAGTGCTCGAAAAGGATTCGATCCCGCAGCGGTACTTTTTGAGCAAGACGTCGGCGGCGGGTCGACTGAGGCGAATAATGTTGGGGGCGAAGGATGCTCCAGCACAGTTGATAACTGCACTCTCTATCGCTTCAGAAGAACAGACTCATACATCGATGACGGAGTAAGCAGCACGCTTTCGGCCAGAGATTATAAGGACCGTCGAGAGCTTGTTGTTATGGCCGATAATCGCGTAAGAACCCTTACCCCTCTCGAATATGAAAGGCTTCAGGGATTCCCTGATGGGCACACGCTAATCCCGTACGAGGGAAAACTTGCTGATGATGCGCCGCGTTACAAGGCGATCGGCAACAGCATGGCAGTACCGGTTATGCGCTGGATTGGTGAGCGCATCGCCACAGCGCTGCCAGCAGAGAAGTTGAATGGTGATTATGGTGGGAGTAAAACCCCGCTCGACCAGCGCGACCTCTGGCGCACCCCACCAGCCCTCTTCGCTGCTCTTGACGCTGAGTTTTGCTTCCAACTGGATGCCGCTGCGGCGCCGCATAACGCGCTGTGCCGGAAGTTCATCACAGCCGAGCAGAACACGCTGGAAACGCCGTGGGCTGATTACCTGAATGTTCCAGGCTACGTCTGGCTGAACCCGCCATACAGCGACATCACGCCCTTCGTTAAGAAGGCTGCCGTCGAGAGTTCCAATCAGATCGGCACGGTCATGCTGGTACCGGCAGACACATCGGTTGGCTGGTTTAAGGAGGCTATCCAGACCGCCAGCGAGGTTCGCTTCATCACCGCCGGGCGGCTGGCGTTTATCAACCCGGTCACTGGTAAGCCAGTATCGGGAAATAACAAAGGGTCGATGCTCATAATCTGGCGACCGTACCCGCGTACACACTGCCACTTCGCAACTGTGGGCCGGGACGAGCTTATGGCTTTCGGAGCGAAATTTATCGCCCGCCGGGAGGCCGCATGACGCCAGAAACAGACAACGCCATCCGCGCAGCCTGCCGTCGCTGCACCGAGGAAATACAGCAGGCCATGCGCAAGAAGCCAAGGCCTAACTGGAACGAAACGGTGCCTCCCATCATCAACAAGCATCACAAGAAAATAGAAGCTCTGGGAGTTAGCCTCCTGGAGTTCGTCGTCAAAACTGGCCGCCTTAATGGACGGTTTGGAGCAGAACAATGAATATGAAAACTGAAAAAATCGTGATGATGGACAGCGATGAAGCGGCCAGCATCCAGACCGTAACTGGTTGGGTAGACCGCCAAGGTCGTTTCTGGGGCGGTGACGAGCACCAGGCACGCTGGTGCGGCGCTACTCATCGCAAGTGTAAAAACAAACCTGACGAACACCCTATTCATAGCACTCATGGCTATTGCGAAGAATGCCACCGCGAAAGCCGCC